GAGCTTGTACCTAGAGCTTTGGAGTATTTTAAAGAATTCATTCTTGATGATGGCTATGAAGAAGAATACTTTGAGATACAGATAGGTGATAGGTTTTTTGACTTGAACCTCTGGGATGAAGAGGGTGGTAATAGAAGAGGAAGGTGTTCAGCCTCAGTCTACCCTACCTATGAGACTTTTGTTAATGGGGGTGGTCGAGAAACTGACGGCTCTCAGTGGGTAACTTTGTTTAGTTGGAGTAAGGCTCAATGAATACTGAATGGATTACTGATGCAGAACTTGAAGAAGCTAACGAAAAAGCTTTGAAAATCTTTGATAACTTTTACTATAAAGCAGTAACGGCTGAGGAAATTTGGACAGAGATAACGGTGAACAATAAGTTCTTCGATGTTAATTGTTGGGATGAAGGTATTGATCACGGCTATGAAAATAGAGAGGGTGCAGTTCATTGTGTTCTCCATCGTGTAGCAGTAGATGAGTTCGGTGTTCGCTCTTGCGATGGCGAAACTTTTTACAAGCTACTTACTATTGATAAAAATATATAAACTTAGGAGAAAGAAAATGAAAGATAACAACGGTATAGTTGAGACAGAAATTCTTCTGGAGCTAGTAACAGTTGCACTCGAAGGTGTGTTGGATGATCTAAACAACGTGGAGCTAAGTGATCGAGGGTCTATGGCACTCAGTAAAGAGATGCGAATGCTGAACAAGGCACACAAAGCCCTCGAAAAACAAGCAGCTCTTGAGCGTTCGGGAGGTGAGGCATGAGCTTTAAACCGATAGACACTGAGGTTGAAATACAAATGTACAAAGTTCTAATGGGTGTAGTGAGTGGTTACTATATAGATGTTGCAGCATCTAGCCCCGAAGCAGCTTTGGAGTACGCAGAAGTTAACCGAACTTACCCGAAGTACAACGAACATACAATAGAAATAAAACCTATCGAGGTAGTAAACGATGATGAGATCAGACAGTAATGCAAGAATTTTAAGTTGTTCTTTATGTTTAAGGAATTACATCGACCATATTAACAGTGATCAAATGTGTATTAAATGCCTTGAAGATACTTTAACCTTTAAAGACTTAGAAGATACTTACACTGGTGGAGAAGAAGTTTCAGCGGTAGCTGTTCCACAAGTGAACAATGAAATAGTTTAAACATATGGTTGACTAAGCAACTTAGTAGCTATTATAATAGTGATTAGGATGTTGTCAACTCAGGATAGAAATTAATTTAATAACTTTGTACATAATGTACATTTTGGAGATTGAAATGAATAATATTACACCGATGTTTGCAAACAACACAGCACTTACAGCCATAAGAGATGAGGGTTATGGGTCAGCAGGTTTTGATATAGCTGTTGCACCGTTAGTTTATCTTGATGCTTATGAGAGTACTAAGAATGTTATCTACCGTACTGATACATGTGAAGAGTTAGGTATCCACGGTCAGGGCTATAAACCTGTAGCACCTAAGCATATGATTGATGTTACTAGAAATATCATTGAGCGGTCAGGGTTATCTATCAACAGGATGGAGGAGACCATTAGAACCTCACACAATGGCGCTAGAACCTTTGTACAGTACCGGCTACCGGAGCATACCTATAGAACTAGTGACGGTGACACAGCCAGTCTGAGTCTGTTATCTATATCATCCTTTGATGGGACATGGCCGTTTATGATTAGTGCCGCTGCAATACAGCAGGCTTGTACAAATCTACAGGTCTTTGTAGGTGGTGAGGTGTCAGTGTTCAAAGCTAAACACACACAGTCACTAGACATTGAGCAGGGTGGTAGGATTATTACTAAGTCTCTTGAGTTGTTCCACAATCAGCGTGATCTGTGGCAACAGTGGAACGACACAAAGTGTAGTAATCTTCAGGCTTTTAAATCCCTTGCCGAAGCTATCAAATGTAAGGGCGCACTTGACTTACTATACAAAGGTTACACTAACCCTGTTGATGTGCTGATGGACATACCTCGACGTAACACTAGCCTTGAGTATCTCTGGCACAAGTACAGCTCAGTATATTCTAAGCGGCTCGGCAACAACTACTGGGCTGTGTATAATGCACTGACTGATTGGTCTACACACTTTGAAGCCCCTCGTACTAAGAGCATGGCTAACATTGCATCAGTACAGAACGACAGACAGCAGATAGTTCGTGAAGCTGTTAAACATAACCACCACATGAAGGCGGCATAATATGACAATGAAAGTGTTCGGACAGTCCCTAACCATTGAGTTTAGAAATGGGGTAGGGTTTGATATAGAGTTCGCTAATTCAAGACCTGTATGGATAAGTAAGGCAGGGTCAGAGCAACTAGAGGTGGCAGAGTTTGAGGGTTTACTTATCTCTCTGCCTTTTATATTAATTAGTTTTGGTGTGTGTTATCAGGGATGGGATGATTGATGGGCGGCTCAACACACGGTGGCAAGGGTGATAGGTCTAGAGTAAAGGATAGTAAAAATTATGGCGACAATTTTGATCGCATTTTTAATCAACAATTTAAAGAGGTTCAACATGAAAGAAAAGATAAACGGAATCAAAGACTCAATGAAATCGGAATGCTTAAATATCTTATCGCAACTAAAGATGAGGACAGCTAAGACATTTGACAAGGCTATAGATCGCTTCGACCACAGGCTGACACTAGCCACCCGATATGTTTTAATTTTCGGGGCCGGTATTGTTATAGCTTCTATAATCCATTCGTTGATTTGAGGTGAGTATGTTTGCAGAAAGTTTACAGGGTAGTCCCAGTCCTGAGTCAATGGCTACAGCTAAAGCGGCAGTCGAAGTAACAGAAGGTAAAGTGCCACTGAGGACAGCCTGCTCTATGTACAATGTAAGAGAGCAGACTGTAATACAATACATCATTGACAAGACTGAATACGATACAGTTCTAGCACTGTTAGAATCAGAAACGCTAACGTACAAAGAGGAGGAGTAACATGCAAGAAGAAAACAATGGCATAGAACTGACGATACAGAACGTGAAGCAGTGGCACGAAGCACGTAACTTAATACACGGATCAAGCGACAAGGATCAAGTGCTTAAATTAATACAGGAATTAGGTGAGTTGTCAGATAGTATCTGTAAAGGGCTGACACCTATTGATGACATCGGTGACATCATCGTAGTGCTTATCAATATAGCTACCCGAAACGGCTTCACTTTAAAAGAGTGTATTGATTATGCCTTTGAAGATATTAAAGATCGCAAAGGTATGATGGTTGACGGTATCTTTATTAAAGAAAAAGATATTGTTGATCACGACACGCTAGGAAATAAATAGCTAGACAGATGTGGCGTATATGTGGTACGCTTCAGTTTCATTTAACCCAACCAATAGGTATATTATCATGGCAATATTACAAGGCGCAGCATACTGGGCGGCAGTGACCACTCCGAACACTACTTTCGAGCCAGTGTATTCAGTTAACTTAGTTGTAAATCAGTCGGTAGCAGATGACTTTGCATCTCGCGGCTTCACTATCAAGCAGATGGATGAAGGGCCAGCCGTTGTTATTAAGCGTAAGGTCAATGGCCCTAACGGAATGATTCGACAGGCTCCACGGTTAGTGGATGCAAATAAGAATCAGCTCGATGCCCGTATCGGCAACGGCTCCACTGTTAAGGTGCAGTACAAAGAGTGGCAGTCAGAGTGGAAGGGCAAGACTTTCTACGGCTTAGACTTTCAAGCTATGCAAGTCATCGACCTTATCGAGGTTGGTTCACCTGATGGCTCAGAGTTCGAGGCACTGATGGGCGACATGGAGGATGAACTCTAATGAATACAGTTGAGATGGACGGTGTTTATTATAATGTCGATCTCTTATCTTCGGAGGGGCAGAGTATTTTCTCTGTCCTTGCCGAAAATAATAAGAGACTTAAAGAATCACAACTAACTTCAACACTATATAGCGCGTCAGGTATTACACTGATGAGAGAACTTAAAACCCACCTAAAGGAAGAGGCTATAGTAGCAGGGACAGCTACACTTATAGAGGAATAAAACAATGGCATTTGTTAAAACACAACAGCCTTGTACAGAATGCTCCAGCTCAGATGCAGTGGGGATTAACGAAGACGGATCGGCATACTGTTTCAGTTGCGCTACGTTTTTTAAAGACTATAGTACATCGGAAGTACACAGACCAGATACCATAACGGACTTCAAAGAGTATCAAAGGAACAGTAACATGCAACAGTCTCCACACGAAGCACATCAGAATCCCTCTGCGTCCTTCAACGAACTGACTGACCGCAAGATAAGCTTAGCTACTGCTAAGAAGTATGGCGTTAAGTCCACAATGAATGGCAACGAGATTGATAGACATTACTACCCCTACTTTAACGGACATGAGCATGCAGGAACTAAGGTACGTAAGCAGGACAAAAACTTTACGTGGACTGGAAGTCAGAAAGAAGTAGGTTTGTTTGGAGAGAACCTATTTAAAGCGGGAGGCAAGACCATTACCTTGACCGAAGGCGAATGCGATGCGATGGCAGCGTATGAAATGCAGGGTAGCAAGTGGCCCGTAGTATCTATAAAGTCAGGGGCACAGGGAGGTGTTCGTGATGTTAAGAATAGCCTTGAGTACCTTGAGTCGTTCGACTCTGTTGTCATTAACTTCGACAACGACAAGGCAGGTAAGGAAGGAGCGCAAGCAATTGCAAAGCTACTTACCCCAAAGAAAGCTAAGATAATGACCATGCCTGTGGACTACAAGGACGCTAACGATATGTTACGTCAGGGTAGACATGCTGCATACGTCAGTGCCTTCTGGGATGCTAAGTTCTATACTCCAGCAGGCGTGTTGAATCTATCTGAGCAGCTCAGTGCATATCAGAAGCTACGAACAGAAAAGAAAACAGCTATCCCCTATCCGTGGAGTGGACTCAACAAGAAGCTCGAAGGTCTTAGAGCAGGTGAGCTTGTAACTCTTACAGGTGGCACAGGGCTAGGTAAGTCGTCTGTTACTAGAGAGATCGAGCACTGGCTGATCGAAAACACAGAGGACAACGTGGGTGTTGTTGCACTAGAGGAGAACTGGTCGCGTACTGCCGAAGGTATTATGGCGGTGGAGGCTAACGCTAAGCTTCACCTAGATAGCGTTAAGGCTGAGTTCACTGATGATCAGTTGGACGAGTGCTTCAAGAAAGTATTCATGGGAGAAAACACAGGCCGTGTGTGGATACATGCACATCACGGTGTCAACAATCTAGATGACATCTTCAGTAAGCTACGCTACATGATCATTGGTTTAGATTGTAAGTGGGTTGTAGTTGACCACCTTCACATGCTCGTCTTATCCACGTTAGAGAACGATGAGCGTAAAGCTATTGACGGTATCATGCATCGCCTTAGAACGATGGTAGAGGAGACAGGATGCGGCATGATCCTAGTGTCTCACCTTCGTAGAGTTGAGGGCAACCGTGGACATGAAAACGGTATCGAGACAGGACTATCACACCTCAGAGGGTCGCAGAGTATTGCTCAGCTCTCTGACTGCGTGATTGCATTGGAGCGTAACCAACAATCAGAAGATGAGATTGAAGCATCGACCACGAAGGTCAGGGTGTTAAAGTCTCGATACACTGGTGATGTTGGGGTAGCGTGTAGTTTATTGTATGATGGACGGACAGGACGGCTCAGAGAGACACATGACTATGACGCTTCACAGTTCGATGGAGATATAATATGAGTAATAAAACACCCTTCGGGCTACACGCTTTTGATGAAGTGCTACGTAAGCTTAGAGTAACAGCGCCCGACCTAGTGTATGAATCTCGTATAGTGGAGCATGGTAAGTACTTCAACGACTTCATCATAGCTAGAAACAAAACACTCTTTAGACCTGTCGGGATACTTGATTGGGCGTGGTATACAGTGGATGGCATGGCTATAGCTATAGAGTTCGATGCTATGTCGGAGTACTACGAAGAGATGCTGAAAGATAAACGAAGTCCTGACAACATTTGGAAAGATAAGGGCAAAGAAAAACAATTAAAAGAAGGCTATTCCCAATGAGCAATCTAGTATTTGATATAGAAGCAGATGGCTTAGACCCGAAAAAGATTCATTGCATTGTCGCTCAAGACGTAGACACACTGGATGTATTTACATTCGACAACACCCAGTTACAAGAAGGCTACGACATGTTATCTTCGGCAACTAAGCTTATCGGACACAACCTAATCGGCTATGACATTCCAGTAATTAAGAAGATTGGAGGCGTAGACCTGTTCGACAAGAAGATCGTAGATACCTTAGTGCTGTCTCGCTTGTTCAAGCCTACCCGTGAAGGTAACCACGGACTAGAAGGCTGGGGCTATCGCTTAGGGTTTAAGAAGGGTGACTTCGGACAGAAAGAAGATGCGTGGGAGGACTACAGCCCGGAGATGTTGGAGTATTGTAAGAACGATGTGCTACTCAACACCAAAGTGTATGAAGCGTTGAAGGTTGAGAGCCGGGGCTTTACACCACGGTCAGTAAAGATAGAGCATGCGGTAGCTCGGATCGTTGACCAACAGCGTACCAATGGTTTTGTATTGGACGTTAAAAAGGTTATGGGTCTTATGGCTATGTTTGAAACTAAGCTCCACGATCTAGAGGCAGAAGTACAGACGGTGTTCACCCCCACGATCACAACTCAGGTGCTTACTCCACAGCTTACAAAAGCAGGAGCAATAGCTAAGACAGCTAAGGATCAGCACGGTAGCGGTGTTCGACTCAGCACTGAGGAGTACGCAAAGATGGTCAAGGGTCTAACCAACGGCAGTCCACCTGTAACTAGAGATACTGTCACGCCCTTTAACTTAGGTTCTCGTAAGCAGATTGGCGATTACTTAATTGGTTTTGGCTGGAAGCCTAAGAAACATACACCAACAGGTCAGCCTATTGTAGATGAGGCAACACTCAGCAGGGTTAAGAACATTCCACAGGCTGCAATGATTGCTAGATACCTTATGTTCCAGAAGCGTTTAGCCCAGACTAAGAGTTGGATCAAGGAGCTAGACGAGGACACTGGTAGAGTACACGGCTACGTTAATCCTAATGGTGCAGTGACATCTAGAATGACTCACTCACATCCGAACATGGCTCAGATTCCTAGCAGCAAGTCACCTTACGGTGAAGAGTGTAGATCTTGCTGGACTGTACCAGAAGGACACCAGCTCGTAGGTATAGACGCTTCTGGCCTCGAGCTTAGAATGTTAGCACATTATTTAAATGACGAGGGCTACACACATGAAATCCTTAACGGAGACATTCACACCGCTAATCAAAAACTTGCAGGACTTGAATCAAGAGATCAGGCGAAGACTTTTATCTACGCCCTCCTCTACGGAGCAGGAGATGCTAAGCTTGGCTCAGTGGCTGCAAGAGGTAGAGCAGGTGGCAAGCAGCTTAGACAATCATTCTTTGATAATCTCCCATCATTTAAAGCTCTTACAGGACGAGTACAAAGAGAAGCTAAAAGCGGATTCGTTAAAGCACTAGATGGTAGACGCTTGACTGTTCGCTCAGAACATGCCGCTTTAAATACCTTGTTGCAAGGAGCAGGAGCAATAATTATGAAGCAGGCACTGATCCTACTAGACAAGACGATAGCTGAGCAGGACTTAGCCGCTAAATTCGTTGCCAACGTACACGATGAGTGGCAGATAGAGTGCAGTACTGCTGATGCTGAAGCTGTAGGTAAGGCAGGCGTTGAAGCTATTATTCAAGCAGGCAAAGACTTTGACCTTAACTGTCCTCTAGATGGGGAATATAAAGTAGGGGATAACTGGAGTGAAACACACTAAAAATATAACCGGAGAATACTATAATGAACTCTACAACAATTAAAAGATGTCTAGAATGTAAAGATGAATTAGTTGTACCTACTAATTGGTATCCTTCTTTTCCAGACAAGGGATATTATAAGTGCAAGCCGTGCGTGGACAGTCTAAGGATTATTAACCATATTAAGGCAGGGACAGCAAGTTCTCGCATGATAGCTAAGCACTTAGGCGCTAAAGCTCTAGGTGTCTTTGATCACGTTACTGCTGGATATGTTTATATTATATCTAACCCAGCGTGGAAAGACTGGAAGAAAGTAGGCATGGCTATTGACGCTTACGATAGATGTGGTGCTTTTCAAACCTCTTCACCTTTGCGTGACTATAGAGTAGAATACTGCAAACACTTTGAAGATCGAAGAGAAGCAGAGAAAGGCATACATACAATCTTAGATGAGCAAGGCATAGAGAGAGTAGGAGAGTGGTTTAAAAGCCACACCTCTACACTTAAACAAGTTATACAAGCATATACAGGCGAGAAAGATGACACTATCAACAGTAGTATCTGACATATATCAAGAACTAGAAGGTCTTTCGGACGGAACAGCACTGCCTTTGACTGAAGCAGACATAGATAAAACTATGGTAGGGATGAGAGCTGCGCTCATGGACTGGGCTACTCCTCGCAAAAGAAATACCGACTTCACTGTTCGTATGTCTAATGTTGGCAAGCCTTCTCGTCAGCTATGGTATGAGAAGAGAGACCCTGAAGGTCGTGGAGGTATTGATGGTGCAACACAAATCAAGTTCCTGTACGGTCATCTGCTAGAAGAGATTGTATTGATGCTAGTTCGGATGGCTGGACATAAAGTTACTGACGAACAGAAAGAGGTTGTAGTTAACGGCATTACTGGACACATGGACTGCAAGATAAACGGTGAGGTTGTTGATGTTAAGACTGCTTCTCGCTTTGCATTCAACAAGTTCCGTGATGGTCGATTAGCAGAGGATGATCCCTTCGGTTACTTAGGACAGCTTGCTGGCTATGAGAAGGCAGAGGGTACAGAAAACGGAGGGTTCTTAGTTTTAAACAAAGAGAGTGGCGAGCTTTGTATGTATCTTCCTGATGATCTAGATAAGCCTAACATAGATACTAGAATATCTCAGCTTTTACCTGCGCTTGATCTGGACACTCCACCATCCCTGTGTTATGATCCAGTACCAGACGGCAAGAAAGGCAACATGAAACTTGCAAAGGGTTGTAACTGGTGTAAGTATAAGTTTAAGTGTTATGCAGATTCTAATGATGGTCAAGGGCTACGAACCTTTAAATACTCCAACGGACGAACATACTTAACAGAGGTTGTTGTCGAACCTAAAGTAGAGGAACTAATATGAACAGAAGACGCAGCAAACGAATAGAGAAACACGCTACGGTACTTCTAGTGTCGTGGCTTAAAGGGTTATTGGAAGAGGAGGAGGCATCTAAGATAACCACCGAAACGTACAAGTCTTTCCTGCCAGAACAAACTCACTACATGGCGGGACGGACTATGTTTTTAAATGCGTATCACCCTAAGTGGATCAAGAAGAAGATCATTCAGCTCCTCAAAATATTCCCAGCTATTCAAATCGAAGATGTTAATTTGGAGATGATAACGTGGAAAGTAAATCAGCGACCTGTGGGCTAACGATAGAGGAGATGATAATCTCAGTCGGTAGCTTCCTGTTTAACTCCGACTCTTCTATTACTGAAATTGATTCTCTGTTTTTAAATGATTTAAAGATGGTCGTTGAAGCAGAGTTAGAACGTAGAGAGGCACAACTACATTGAAAAAGTTCAAGAAAGGATACCGCAAAGCCCGTGTCAAGCGGCCAGTGGAGAAGGATGTAGTCAAGGGTTACGACTCTAACTGGGAGTACGAGCTGCACTCAGGCATTTTAGATGACTGGAGCTTTCATACAGACAAAGTAACATACACCGTTGATCACAAATATGAGCCTGACTTTGTTAAAGAGATAGATGGCAAGAAGATTTTGCTTGAAGCTAAGGGCAGGTTCTGGGACTTCGCGGAGTACAGCAAGTATGTGTGGATAAGCAAGGTGTTACCGGACGATGTGGAGCTAGTGTTCTTGTTTGCTAATCCTAGCGCTCCGATGCCACAAGCCACTAGACGCAAGGACGGAACGAAACGATCTCACGGTGAGTGGGCAAGTTCCAAAGGTTTCAGGTGGTATAGCGAAGACAGTATCCCTGATAGCTGGATCAACGCAGAAAAGCGAGAAACTTTCGATGACTGACGGCACTCGCAAAGATGAAAGACGTAATAGGTTTGAAAGAAAAAAGAAGTTTAAAAAAATAAGCTCTTCATCTAAGTTAAAAATCAGTAAACGAAAAGACCTTAAACTTAATTTATATTCAGAGGCAGCACATGAGCATTAATAACGCAACACCAGCAGACTGGGATAGAGTACGTAAAGAAAATCCTGCAATGCGGCAATACCTTCCTAAGAGTTATATAGTAACTGACGAGGACATGACAGCCTACCATGTCATTGCAGATAAAGAGCTTGAGGACGTAGTTAATAAGCCCCTCCACTACAACTCTGGTGGAGTAGAATGTATTGAAGCTATTAAAGCAAGCATGTCCACTAAAGCCTTTGAAGGTTACTTAAAAGGTAACTGCCTCAAGTATCTTTGGAGGATGTCCTATAAAGGGAAGGCTTTAGAGGATGCAAAAAAAGCTCAGTGGTACTTGCAGAAACTTATAGATAGTGTGGAAGAGATAGCGTGATATGTTGGCATTGTCGATCAGAGGTTATCTGGAGCGGTGATCACGACATAAGCGAAGAAGATGAAGAGTATGATATGATGACAGAGTTAAGTTGTCCTGAATGCAATTCAATAATTATAGTTTACTACCCCAAAAAGGAAAAAGAATAATGGATCAGTATCAACAGTTTATACACAAGAGCCGCTATGCACGTTGGATGCCAGAAGAAAAACGCAGAGAGTCGTGGCACGAAACAGTTAACAGATATGTAGACTTCTGGAAAGATCGTGGACAGATAGATGATAAGATAGGCTTAGAGTTGTTTAATGCAATACATGATCTAGAAGTTATGCCTAGCATGAGATGCATGATGACAGCCGGTGTAGCACTAGACAAAGACAACATAGCAGGGTTCAACTGTAGCTACATGCATATCGATTCTCCACGAAGCTTTGACGAGTTGATGTATGTTCTCATGTGTGGCACAGGAGTTGGGTTCAGCGTTGAGCGTAACTTCATTAACAAGCTTCCAGAAGTTGCTGAAAGTTTCCATGCTACTGACAGCATTATCATGGTGAGCGACAGCAAGATTGGGTGGGCATCAGCCTTCCGTGAGTTAATTGCTCTGTTGTATGCAGGTAAGATACCGCAGTGGGATGTAAGTAGAGTGCGCGGTGCAGGCGAACGACTAAAGACGTTTGGTGGTAGAGCATCTGGGCCAGAGCCGTTAGTTGATCTGTTTAACTTTTGTATTGCACTCTTCCAGAAAGCTAAGGATCGTAAGCTGACAAGCATTGAGTGCCATGATATTGTTTGTAAGATCGCTGACATCGTGGTTGTGGGAGGTGTTAGACGTTCAGCATTGATTAGTTTATCTAATCTGTCTGATCAACGTATGGCTAAGGCTAAGTCAGGTGCGTGGTGGGCGAATGAAGGACAACGTGCGTTGGCTAACAACAGCGTGGCGTATACAGAGAAG